GCCCTTTATGACTCGCACTGGCCAAATTAATGCCTTTCGTTTAAATCGCAATGGCCACGTTTATGAGGCATTTATAGATCAGGGATTTACGCATAACAATAATGTTGGCAACCTTGGGGAAGACACGAGAATGTTCACATCAGAGATTAAAATACGAGTTTTGGGGTATTTGATAGGCGAGGGAGAGAACGACGACAGGCCAATTGTGAAAGTAGAGGAAAATATTGTAGAAATTACATTCCCCAAAGAGGGAATTGTCACAGATGTAGACGGATTTATGAATATTACATCCTGAAGTGAAAGTTCGTTTTTCTTCTGTATTTGCTCGCCTTTTGAAGTTCAAAATACTATTTAAACTATGATTGTACCGCAATTAAATCCTATTATTTAGAAGCGAGGAACCAAATATGGCCGTAAGTAATTTTAAATTTGTATCTCCTGGGGTGTTCATCAACGAAATTGATAACTCTTTTATTCCAAAATCAGCCGATGCTATTGGGCCAGTAGTTATTGGGCGATCTTCTCGCGGCCTGGCGATGCAGCCGATCAAAGTGCAGGCTTACTCTGACTTTGTTGAAATGTTTGGAGATACAGTTCCTGGCATGGGCGGCGGTGATATTTATCGCGCCGGCAACTTTCAGTCTCCTATGTATGGTACTTTTGCGGCATCGGCGTTTCTTCGTGCAAACGTTGCTCCTCTGACATATATTAGGTTATTGGGTCAACAGGCTTCAGATAATGATGGTTCGGCCGCCGGCATGGCAGGCTGGAAAACTGTCAAAGATCCTGGCACTACTGTTGCAGAGAATGGGGGCGCCTTTGGCTTGTTCGTATTTCCTAGCGCTTCGGCTAGTGGAGTAAATCTGGGATCCGGGAGATTGGGAGCTATATGGTATCTTAATCAAACAGCATCCATCGCGTTAAGCGGCGCATTGTATAGTGCTTATAATAATACAGCCTCAGTGGCCATTGCGCCACCGGCGGATCGGGCATGGGGCATCGGGAAGGCGGTTCGAACCGATTCGGCAAATAATTTTATAGTGGAGATATCTTCTTCGGCTGCTACCGCCGTCGAGAAGCTTGGGTTTAATTTTGATTCTTCCGACGGAGCATTTATCAGAAAAGTATTTAATACCAATCCCCAATTGACGAGTGTTCCAGGGGCCTTTTATCCTGCGGCCTCTGCTAAAGATTATTGGCTCGGTGAGAGCTACAGACAAGAGATGGATCGTCGAAGTCTGGTTGGGGTTAGCTGCTATGGCGTGATTCTTCCGATAGCCAACAATACCACAGTAACTCTAGGCCCATCTGATATGAAAATCCCTTCGCGCGAGGCAGTAGCTGGGTGGTTTATCGGGCAAGACCTTGGCGCCGCCAGCGCATTTCAGGCTGAAAATATGCAAAAGCTCTTCCGTCTGAAGGGCCGCGGCCATGGCGAGTGGCTAAATAAAAACTGTAAAGTTTCAATTGGGCAGATTAGGGAATCGTCAACCACGGTCAGCGATTATGGTACATTTTCTATGATTATCAGGTCACTTAGTGATACAGATAGTAATATACAAGTTATGGAAAGGTTTGATAACTTGACTCTTGATCCGGCATCTCCTAATTTTATTGCCAAAGTGATTGGTGATCAATATACACAGTGGGATACCACAAACAAGATGTTGAAGACCTATGGCGAATTCGCCAATAATTCAAAATTTGTTTATGTTGAGATGAACCCGGATGTAGAAGCTGGGGCGACCCCAGAGGTACTATTGCCTGCTGGGTATTTTGGTCCCCCCAGGTTTGCTAATGTATCGGGCATTACCGGCAGTTATAGTGACCCAGTCATCGACAACACAATGATCTGGTGGCCCGAGGCCTCGCTAGTAAACGGCGACTCGACCGCCATTCTATCGGGCAGTGATGTTGGTCCGCCGGCCGGGGCGTTGCCCTCCGAGCGCGGCACATTGAGCGGCAGCCTTCGGTTCCCGGATACCCTCTTGCGAGTTTCTGCTTCTGACGCAGGACTATCAAACGCAAATAGGGCCTTTTTTGGAATGGTGGGTACTCGCACTCTTACATCCACGGTGTTTGACCCGAGTATGAAATCTTATTTTAGATTGTTGACTAGCGATTTTCCTAATGATCCCACTTCGTATGGTGCATCTCAAAATCCTGCTCAACTATCCGGCTGTGCTGCGTGGGGATACATGTTCTCGATGAATGATTTGAAAAAGGATGCATCTAGTGGCCAATATGCGTGGGCTTCTGGGTCGCGCTCCGTGGACGGCAACGCGGTCGCTTTTTCGATCGCACTGACGGATGGATATCGACAGTTTACGGCCCCCTTCTGGGGCGGCTTTGACGGATTTAATATCCAGAAGCCAGATCCAATGTATAATGCCGGCATGACAGAAGGGACTTCTACGGAACAAAATGACTATGAGTACCATACTTGGAAGCGCGCCATTAATACTGTTGCAGATCCCGAGTTTATTGATATGAACCTGTTGGTGGCGCCCGGTTTGACTTTGGATTCTCTCACCACCCATATGGTGAGAACGTGCGAAGAGCGCGCAGATGCTTTGGCACTTATCGATCTTCCAAGTGTTTACATTCCGGCACATGAGGCGTATTATTCCTCCAAGGCTAGCCGAATTGGGACCACTCCCGCTTCGGCCGCCAGCGCCCTAAAAAATAGAATGATGGATTCAAGTTATGGATGTACGTTCTATCCGTGGGTTCAGACTCGCGACACAGGTAACACGGGTCGTATGTTGTGGATTCCGCCTTCTGTTGCAATGATGGGCGTTTTGGCTAGTTCGGAAAAAAGTAGCGAGCTTTGGTTTGCTCCGGCCGGATTCAACCGCGGCGGCCTTAGCGATGGTGCAGCCGGAATTCCAATAACTTCGGTCACGGAGCGCCTCACTTCTAAAAACCGCGACACTTTGTATGATGCGAACATTAACCCCATTGCATCTTTCCCGTCCACTGGTATTGTGGTATTCGGACAGAAGACGCTTCAGGAGCGCCAGTCTGCGCTCGATAGAATTAACGTTAGAAGATTGGTGATTTATTTGAAGAAGCAGATTTCAATCCTTTCTAGCACAATTCTCTTTGATCAAAATGTGCAGGATACTTGGGATAGATTCAAGGCGTTGATTGAGCCGCTTTTGGATAGTGTTAAAATTAGATATGGAATTACCGATTATCGACTCATTCTTGATGAGTCAACAACAACGCCTGACTTAATTGATCAGAACATTCTGTATGCCAAGATTATGGTTAAACCAGCGAGAGCAATTGAGTTTATTGCCATCGACTTTGTGATTATGTCAACTGGCGCGTCATTCGATGATTGATAAAAGAAGCGAGAGATTTTTTCTCAGAGACTATTTAGAAATAGAGTAAGTAATATAAGGAATTATAAAAATGGCATTTTGGTCTGAACCTTTTGATGTAACTGACGCCTCCGGGCCTGGCGGACTGATCGCTGATCCTAAACGAAAATTTAGATTTAAAGTATCACTATCGAACATGATAGCCAATTATTCGGTATTTTGGTGGGCAAAAACTGCAAGTAAGCCATCTTTTACGATTGCTGCCACCGAGCACAAGTATTTAAATCATACTTTTTATTATCCCGGTTCTGTTACTTGGAATGAGGTTGTTGTCACGATGGTTGATCCTGGTGGCAAGGCCGATATGGCGGCCACCATTTCTGCATTAATTGTGGGGGGAGGCTACAGTCCTCCAGCCCAAGGCGAGTACTCCACCATGACGAAAAGCAGCGCAGCCACGGCGCTTGGCACCGTTACCATTGATCAACTTGATGGCGCCGGGGAATCCAGCGAACAATGGAAACTATATAATGCGTTTATTACTGATGTTAAATATGGTGATTTAGCATATGGCGATGACGAACTTGTAGAGGTGAGTGTCACCTTCAGGTATGATTGGGCCCAGCTTTCAACAGGCACCGGCGCCTCCTCCGCTGCGTCCGCCGGAACGAACGCGAGCAACACCGAAACCGGCGAAGGATCGGCCGCCAGCACGTATTTTAATGCTTAAATCTAACATAAAATATATTTATTATAATTAAAAAAAGACCAATGAGGTGAATATTGTCGAGAAATAAAGAACGCGTAGGGTCCCACAACGCAAATGTAGAAACGCCCCAGCCAAACTTTAACCAAGACACTTCCGCCGGCTTCTCTTTCGTGGTGCCAACGGAATTCGTCGATCTTCCTTCGCGGGGAAGATATTACCCAGAGGGCCACCCCCTCCACCACCAGGATACTATTGAAATTCGCCAAATGACAGCGAAAGAAGAGGATATCCTTACATCGAGAACGCTTTTGAAAA